GCCATCGAGGTTTGGTCGTTCGCCGTCAAGGACGGCAAGCGTGCCGCGACACTTCCCTACTTCCACTGGGTCTTCCCCTTCTGCCGTCTTCGTCAGTCGGGCGATCGCGTGATTGAGAACGGAATGCTTGCGAGCACCTTCGAGGGCTACAGCCTCGGAAACGTCACATTCAACAACGGCCTTGACGATCGCTGGGAGTTCCCGGTGGCCACCGAGCGTCCGTACTCGTACGCCCGTTCCTCGTGGGCGCCGACCGGTCGCAAGGGCTTCTACACCTGGCACGGCGACCTCACCGCGACGATCGACAACGTTGCTCGCACAAGCTCGACCGCGACCGTGGACACCACAGCAGCCCACAACTTCGAGCCTGGCGACACCGTCGTTGTCTCTGGTCTGACCACCACGGCGCTCAACGGGACGTACACAATTGCCACAATGCCGGCGACCGACCAGTTCACCTACACCACCACGACGAGCGGCAACATCTCGTCGACGGCGGACTCCGGTACGGCATTCGTCGAGGCCAACAGCCGCGACGTTGAGGACTTCCTCTCGCAGGGCTCGACCACGGCGTACAACACTCCTGGTAACATCAACTACAACGAGGACGAGGACATCGACTTCATCATCGCATCGACTGAAGATCCGACATCCTGACAACCTAGTAGCCAGTTTGTGGGCGGCGCATCTATTGTATAGAATACATACAGGTGCGCCGCTCACGGCTATTTAGATCGCGAAACGAGAGATAGATGTCTAATCTGTGGATTACTCCTGAGGAGCTCGGTGAGTACGTCGAGACCGAGTTCGCCTATGAGGCCGCAAAGTCTGCCTCAAACATTCTTTGGGCACTTTCCGGCAGAAAGTACAGCGGAGTCACGACGGTAACCGAGCGCTATGTCTGCGCTACCCTCTCGTACCGCTACGGCCCGTCGGTTCGGAACAACAAGGCCGAGCTTGTGCTTGGCGACATCTACAACATTCCCTACACCGACATGGACTCCTACACGGCGGTAACAACGGACGGCCTCTCTCCCCAGTCCCGTCTTCGCCTTCGCGGTCGTCCGGTACAAAAGATTCACACGATCCGCAACCGCTCAGGCGCGGTAGTGAACCCCAACAGCTACTACCTCGTCGACCACTCGACGATCCAGGCAACCGCAGGATCGCGCTGGACGCCGTGCGACATCGAGGTGACCTACACGTACGGCATCGAGCCGCCAACCCTCGGCAAGATGGCCGCGCGAAAGCTCGCGATGGAGTTCGCGAAGCTGTGGAACGGTGACGATGACTGCCAGCTTCCACAGCGCGTCACGTCAATCTCCCGGCAGGGCGTGTCCTACACGTTGCTGGACTCGCAGGACTTCATCGACGATATGCGCACCGGTCTCTACGAGATCGACCTCTTTCTTAAGTCGGTCAACCCCGACAAGGCACGCGCACGAGCACGCGTGTTTACTCCCGACGTTCCGCGCGGCCGTCGCTACACGCCGAAGGCGCCCAGGCTGCAGGCAAGCATCCTAGATCTGTCGGTCAAGGCTGGCGGAGAGGGGTCGGTTGACATCGCTCTGCGCGACATCAACGCGGAGTTCCTGACTGAGGAGCTTGGGTGGGAACCCTACGTCATCGTCCGCAACTACGCCGAGTCGGCGTCGGTAACGGTGAATGATTGCACCGAGACATACGACCCAACAGCGACGTTTGGCGAGGTCGTAGGTAAGGAACTTACAGATAACATCGCCACACTCACTCTTGAGGATGCCGAGGGCTTCACAATCGGCGCGGAGATTGAGGTTACGGGCGTCGACGGAACGTTTGACGGCACCTACACGATCTCCAACGTCATTCTCTCGCAGAATAAAATCTCGTACGAGAGGACGGCGGCAAACGTTGTCTTTGCCGCTGACACAGGCAACGTCGCCGCCGACGGAGATGATCGAATCACGATCACACTCACCTACGAAAACGTTCTAACGACGATCGGTAAGGTTGACCCGGGCACGTATGACCTCTACGCGCAGCGCGACAATGGTTCTGAGGTAGAAACCGTGTATATCGGATCTGGAAACCTCAAGGTATCGCTCGTGTCCTCGGTGATCAGCGCATACACGATTGGTGGATAGCGACAAATGGCAATTGTAGACATCAGCAACGTCGACGAGGAAGCTCTCAACGCCATCAGTCTTCTCGATGGCGTTCTTCAGCGCGTCGTCTCGACGTTCAACTCCTACAACGTTCCGCTGCCAAATCGCCAATACTGGACGGTCGGCCAGCAGGCCATTGACTGCGAGCAGCTCGTTGTAACGCTTGTACAGATCTACCTTGGCCCTCCCGGCGATCAGGCGTCGGCTCCAATGCGCTGCAACACCGCCCGCACCGCCGTGATGACGGTGTCGATCTCGAGAGAGATCCCAACCGTTGGGCAGAACGGCCGCCCGCCGACAGCGGACAAGATCGAGGACGCCGCAAAGATCTCGGCGATCGACGCGTACGTCTTGATGCAGTCATTGAATCTACTGGACATGTGGGAGCCTGGCGGCTATGGCGTTGGCGTAATCGCGACGGCTGACATTCCGTCTCCGGAGGGTGGGTTCCAGACGGTCAATATGCAGCTTACGATGGCGATCCCATGAGCTTCGACATTCAGTTCTCAAACTTCGTAGCCTACCCAGCGGGTATGGACTACGCGCTGAAAAACCCGGGCGGCACGCTCGGTCGTCACCTAAAGGCGAGGGCGGTACGCGTGCAAAGCGCCGCTATTCTCCAGGCCGGGATGAGAACCGGACAGCTCCGCTCGTCTATTCGCGTCGATCACGAGCGAGCAACGTATGGGCAGAAGGTAACCGTCGGCGCGTACGTTCCGCATGCCTATATTCACCACGAGGGCACGCGACCGCACCTGATTACCCGCGGCGGCGGCGAGGTCATGAGATTCACGCGCGGAACACGCGTGGTCTACTCACGTGAGGTTATGCACCCTGGAACGAGGCCGAACAGATACCTCTCAGACAACATGTGGTTGATGCTTACTTAGAGCCACTATCTTCACTTTTCGTGTTATGATCAGAGACGCAAGCGACAGACGACACCGTTCGTAAGATATTAGGAGATTACGATGACACGATTCAAGGACTTTGGGACTGGCGGCGAGAAGCTTACAGATCCTATCGTTTTCAAGCTTCACGGCCAGGAGTTTTCCTGCCGCCCCGAGCTTCAGGGCAAGGTGCTTCTCGACATGGTGCGCAAGTCGGCCGACGAGAACAATCCCGCCGCAAGCGCCGAGGTTATTGACGAGTTCTTCTCGGCGGTTCTTCTTCCGGAGAGCTACGCAAACTTTGACAAGTTGATCAAGGACCCAGACACGATTGTCACCGTTGAGACTCTCGGCGAGATCACCGGTTGGCTCGTGGAGCAGTACACCAACCGCCCTACGACACGGCCAGAGGACTCACAGACTGGGGAGTAGACCTCTGGCCGTATGTCAACGGCAAGGCAATAATGTCAGGTGTTCGGCTCGAGGAGCTGAGCATGTCAGACATGGTCGACGTTCTTCACTACATGTTTGAGGAGAACACGTCGTCGATGGAGACGGGCGAGCAGCTCGAGGCACGAGAGAAGATGCGTGGCCTGCTGTACTCAAAGATGTACGGTCGCGAGTATCGGTACGCGATGGAGACGTCGTCGTCTGGGTCTCGTGGCCTTGACAATCTTGATCCGCCGCTAGACGACGACATCGGCGACGCACCAACGCCGATTGACCCGTTCCAGAAGTCAAACGTCCCCAAGCCATATTTTCCGCCGACGGACCTAAATCCCGACGCGACTCTACCCTTTGGCAGGGCTCTAGACGCCCCGCTAGGGTAGCTCCAACTGATGTAGAATGATCTACGACGTAGCTGAAGGAGGTGACTGTACGTGGCTGTTGTAGGCGAGGCTCAGATCATTGTCCGTGCAATCACCACGGGCTTTCAGAAGGACGTCGAGAACGGGCTCAAGGACGTTGATACCAAGTCGCTTGGCTCCAGGCTTGGAAACGCATTCTCAAAGGGCTTCTCCTCCGGAGGCTCAAGAAACTTTTCTCAGTTCCGCAGGGAGGCGGACGCGGCGGCTGATGCGTTTAGGCGCATGGTCACCCAAGGCTACTTCCTTGGTCCGGCAATCTCAGTCGCGGCCGGAGCGATCTCGTCGCTTGTCAGCGGCCTAGTTGCTCTTACGGCGCAGGTTGCGGCTGCACTGCCGTCACTTATCGTTCTGCCGGGACTTTTGTCTGCAATTGGTCAGGTTGCTCTTACCGTCAAGCTCGCGTTCGGCGGAATGGGTGAGGCGATCAAGTCTCTTGGCAAGGCACGGAAGAGCTCCGGCGTTGACCGAATGCCGGGACTACTCGAGGCGTACGCCGCCGCGCAGGAGCGCGTAGCGGGCGCTGACAAGCGCGTCACCGATGCGCTTGAGAACCTGCGTCGTGCGCAGGACGCCGCTCGTGAGAGTCTTCAGCAGCTCAACTTCGAGGCCGAGGACGCGGCGATCAGCCAGCAGCGCGCCTCACTTGCTCTTGAGGACGCGCGCGCAACGCTTGCCCGCGTGCAGGACCTGCCACCAAACAGCAGGGCACGCCGGGAGGCCGAGCTTGCGTTTGCCGAGGCTGACCTCAACTATCGTCGCGCGATCGACCGCAACTCCGATCTTGCCGAGGAAACCGAGCGCCGCAACGCCGCGGGCATTGATGGATCCGAGGAGGTGCTTAGCGCGGAGGAGCAGCTGCTCGAGGCGCAGAAGGAGCAGCAGAAGGCGCTGATCGCTCTTGCAAAGGCGTACAAGGCACTCAACGATGCGCGTGAGGGGCGAGGTAGCGGTGGCGCCGCGGCCGAGGATCCAATGGAGAAGCTGTCGAAGGAGGCACAGCGCTTTGCTAAGTTCATCGTCAGCCTCAAGCCGCGCGTCAAGGAGCTTCGCGATGCCGCCGGCGAAAAGCTGTTTCCGCAGCTCGAGGCGTCAATCCAGCGAATGGTTGACAAGTTCTTTCCGGCTCTTATCCCGGTTCTAAGGGCGACGGGCGACGCGTTTGGCTACACCGCCGACGAGTTCTCAAAGATCATCACGTCTGAGGCTAACCTAAAGAACTTCAACAAGATTGCGAACACAAACCTTGACACAATTCGCAAGCTTGGGCCGTTTGTTGGAAACCTCGTCAGCATCTTCCAGTCGCTCGTTGCCGCGGCCGACCCGCTGATTCGCCGATTCACGGACTGGCTGTCCGTTCTTGCGAAGACACGTGCGGAGACGATCGAGGCAAGAAACGCCTCCGGTGAGCTTACGGAGATGTTCAACAAGTCCGGTGACGTTGCCGCGCAGCTTGGTCGCGTGTTTAGGAACATCTGGGAGGCGCTTGGTAACATCGGTCGCGCGGCCGCCGGGCCAGGTAGCGGTGGAGAGAAGCTGCTCAACGCGTTTGAGGGCGCTACGGAAAAGTTTGACGAGTTCACCGCAAGGCT